GCTGGTAAAGATACATTTTGTGTTAATGCAGATGGTAAATATTTTCCACCCAAACTTGTAATTCCTGATCCTAAACTGTATCCTCCGTATGCTCCTAGAGCTGTTCCGAATATTCTACCTAAACCACTAGCTCCTGATTTTTTAGCTGATTTATAACCTTTATAGCCTCCATAGATAGCCAAGGCAATTTGTAATGGATTCATACGTATATTAAATAGTTAACTAATTAGCTATTTTAACGAATTTATTAGCTCTTAGCAATATCAGAGCTATTAGGATCTATATCGCTATTGATTGCTTTTCCTTCTATTTCTGTGGAAGTTTCTGTTTTTTTAAATTCATCTATTAATCTACCTGTATAACTAAATTCTCCATGATGGGAGATGTATTCATCTACTAAAGCATACATTTTAATACCTGCATGCTTACATAATTTACAGAAGTAAAAGTCTTCTCCTGTATAGGTTTTATCATCTTTGTTCCAATAGGTGTCAAAAAAGTTATACATATGTTTTCTTTTAACTAATTTACCATCAATTAAAGTATGTTGGTTTATTGTAAATTCTGGGTATTCTTTTATTAAAGCTTCTATAACTTCTCTTTTAATTAACATACAACCTGCTGGACCTCTTTCAACTTCTATAAAGCCATTCTCAACTTTAACATTAGAAGGATCTGGAACAGACATTGTATATTGATTACCTAATACTCTAGGATCTAAAGTTGAGCCTTCTTTAATTCTGTTTTTTATTTTATCAAAATCTAATCCTTTAATTGGATAAGGAACTAAACAAATATCTTTGTCATGGTTTATCATTCTTTCAACCATTTTAAAATTAAAAGAAATGTCAGAATCTATAAATAACATATGGGTACAATTTGATTCCATAAATCCAGATACGCATAATTGTCTTCCTTGTGTAACTAAACTACTTTTCATAACCTGAAACATTACAGCAATTTTTCTAACAAAACATTCTTTTTGAAATTCTAAACAAGCTTTAAAATAATGAATAGATACATCCGAATGAACGGGCGTTGCTACAAAGATACGATATGGTTGTTTATACCCCATTTAAAAAATTCTCCCAATAAGTCTTTATTACATTCCAATGATAGAATTGTCTATAGTATTGTTGTTGAAATTTCATTTTATTTTCATCTACATTAGATAGCATATCAGGTAACTGATCTATGACCGCAGCAAATTGTGTAGCTAACAAAGTTCTGTTATTTTGATAAGGAACATATATTGGAAACTCAGCACAGGTTTCATATAAAGCACCGAGGTCCGTGATTGCTGCTACGAGTCCACAGGCTAACGATTCCATAGCCGCTAAACAAAAGGTTTCTTCAAATATAGAAGGATGAATGTAAGCATCATAAGTATGTAATACTTTCATTAATTCTTTATGATTAATATAACCTTTATAATTAACATTTTTCATTGATTTTGCTCTATCATATAGTTCAATGAATTGTTTATCATTAGCATTTTTAAAATGGTGTCCATAAATCTCTGTACTTGAGTATACATCTAATTCTACTTTATCTGTTTTAATTTGTTCCATAGCATTTAAAAGAACATTTAGTCCACGCCAAGGAGTTGAAGTATAAACTAATTTTATTTTATCTTTAGGTTTAAAATCTGTCTTTATTATTAAATCATCATCAAAGCCATTTTTAATAACTAAACATAACTCAGTTGGTAAACTAAAAAAGTATCTAAACTTTTCATATGTCCAATGTGAATTAAATATATAATAATCATATTTTCCATGATTTAATTTATTCTTAAACCAAGGCATAACATTAGGTTGATCATAACTATTATGTACCCAAAGAACATTAGGTTTATCAATAATTAAAGGTGTCTTTTCTGGAATGGAAGTTGTAATTTGAACTTTATCAAGAAGTTCTTTTGATACGTATTTATGTAAGTACTCTACTTGGATTTCGGTTCCGCCGTATGGATTCATTATTTGGTTTTACCAAATACTGTCAAAGATGCAACTGTTATTTTAAGATCTTGTTGTAAATCTTCTGCTTTTGTAGCTGTGTTAGGATTTGCTACATCTGCATTAAATTCATCAATTGTTGAATATGTTTGTCCAGTAATTTTATTTTTAATAGTCTCTTCAGCCTTAGCTGGTAATATAGGTACTTCTACTCCATCAATTATTGTAGTTTTCATAAGGTACTATTATATATGATTAACGTCTTCCTTGTCCACGATATTCTTTTCTATCATTTCTTTTATTTGGACTTTTACTATGTCTTCCAGGTCTTTTTTTATTAGTATGTTTAATAAAAGCACCTGATCCATTACTTACTTTTCTAGCCATTAACCGTTTTGATCGTTTCTATTCATTTCTAATATAGATAATACGGCAGATATAGCATTCGTATCATTAGTTTGCAATAGTATGGAATCGCTTTCTTCTAATACAATAGGCCCATTTGCAATATTACAAATAGTAGGGCCAGATATACTAGCATAAGCTATTTGATAAGTTGTACTTACAGAAGCATCTATAATTGAAGCTTTTAATATTTTAGATCCAGATTCATTTGTAACTTGTATATTTTGTATAATTGCTCTTGAATTAGATGGACAAGCATATACAGAAATTACTGCTGTTGTTGTCGGATCGTAAAAAGCGTTTTTATAAAAATTTGCCATTATGTTAAATCAAACCATTTTAATAAACCAGATACATCTCCATTAGCTGTTCCTGGTCTTACACCTAATGTTAAAGTATCTGATACACCTGCAATAGTTTGTCCAAGTTGATTTGAAAATGCTATAAAATCTCCACCTAAAGTAAAAGGTGAAGTTTTACCACCTAAGTATCCACCAGCAATTCTTGTTCCTGTTGAAGTTAACTCAGATGTAGTTAAATCATATTCTACATTATCACTAAAACTTGAATATGAAAATGGGCTAGTCGGAGTTGCATTAATAAATAGACCCCATTCAAAATCTCCATTAGATATGTTTAAAACATCTATTCCAGCTGGCACTATAACCGCATATGGTCTTGAAGTCTTAATTCTAATTGTTGCAATATTATAATAAGTATTTGCAGTTGATAAATTTACACCAGCACTAACTGTACCTGTTCCAATCATTTCTTCTAATCCTTGTGGAGAATATCCACCTTCAGAAATACAAGAAGAACATATTTGTTGTAATACATAAGTACCCGCTGTTAATGTTCCAGCTCTTTCAATTTCATAACGAATTGGAAGATTAGCTGTTTGCATATAAACAGTTGTTAAATTGTTAGCATTATAAAAAGTATGAGCTGTAATTAATTGACCATTAATAACAAATCCAACTCTAACAGATCCAACCCCTAACCATTCAATATCTATAAATAATATATTAGATGTCGCTGGATCTAAATCAAATCCACTTGCACCTGTCCCATCTAATTTATCACCGTTCCAACTAGATTGTGATATTTCAGTATCAACTGCTGCACCCGATGTAAAAGTTCGTCTTACTATTTTAAGTGTTGTTCCATCTGCTGTAAAAAATATTCCGTTATTTGCATCAAATAAACCAACCTTTTGTTTTAAATTTGTAGTAGGTTCATTCATTACAAATGTATTAAAAATAAGTAATGATTTACCTGGTTGATAAGACATGACTCTTTTAGATTGTCTTATTGTTTTAGATCCTGCTGCTTCTGTTACGTTTAAATTAACTGTAGATTTATTAGATGTATAAGTAACACTTCCACCATTTGCAGTTGATGGATCAAATAAACTATTCTGTGACATTATATTTTTACTGTCAAAGATAGTTAAGGGATTAGAAACTCTTAATCTTCCGAATGCATCAACGTTATTACCACCGACTGTAATTAACTGACCATTACCAATATTTACATTATCACAAGACATTAACAGCCAAACCTCATACTATACCAAATATTTCTTTCAACCTCTTGTTTTAATTCTTCCTGAAAAGAAAAGTTTAATTGATCTTTTAATGTTTCTAATGCTTGATTAATTTGTCTTAAACTATCCACAGTATAATCCTGCGGTGGTTCTGGTATATATAAATTTATTTTAGCCATTATGTTTGTGGAGCACTTCCGCCTCTGCCGTCTGGTTGTATATCCACTCTAAATATACCATAACGCCAGTTGTCATTAAGTGCATCATTTTCAATTTTAATTGCTGCAAGTCTTCCTCTTGCACGTGTGTCTATCTTATCTGTTGTTGAAGTTATTGTAAATGGACCAACCGTTGTTTGTCCCTCTGCTGTAGTTACATCTGCCGGATACGCTCTAAAAAATAAAGTTACTTTGGTATTACCTTCTAAATATTTAAAGTCTGGAATAAATCTTCTTATTTTAATAAAGTATTCACCATCCCCTTCTATATCTAAATCAAAATCTCCTGATTTTACAAATGCAGATATAGCAACACTTGTTGTACTAGTGGATGTTAAATTTAAAACTTCATTAACTCCAACTTCATGTTCAAATACATAACTACCTCCATTACTTACTCCATTAATGGTTGGAGTATTAGGAGTTAAAGTTGAAATATATTTAGTTGCAGTAGGATTATCAAACACATGAGAATCTTCATATGTTGTCCTTGCAAGTGTACCTGTTGTCCATGTTTTAGCTTCATAGTTATAAGAAACTACTCTATCTATTTGTGTAGAATCTGATTTTGAATAGAACCAATTAATTTCAGTATATAAACTATTATGTCCTGCAAATATTGTATCTCCTTGTACATAATTAAGACCTAAACTATCTCCTCCTGTTGTAAATACAAAGTCTTCAACCGAAGAAGGTAAAGTTTTAACTGTTCCATCAAATACAAAGAAATTACCAGAGTCTCCCATCCAATACACAGCACCATCTACGAAGACTGCTGCGTGTTGTCCAATGCAACCACAATTAGATCCAACTTGACGTATACTAAATGTAAAAGGAGGTCCTACAAACTGCATTGTATAAGCTGCTTCATCTGTAAGAATAAGCATATAATCTTTACCTTTAACTGCAGCTACAATTGTGCTTCCATTATCTATTCTAAATGTACCTGCTGTATTAGTTGATGTGGGTTCATATAATTCAATATCTTCTTGGTCTGAAAACCTTATAAACATTGGATCTTGAGTTGAAGGATTTCCAATCGTAGTTTCTGTTCCAAAATGAATTAAGTGTCTATCTCTATCTGATACTCTTGTTAATACGGATGCTGTGGGATTACCTGTTATAATAGTTGCTCTTGAAGAAACCCCTGTTCCTGCAATAGGAGCCCATTTATAAGTAGATCCATTTTTAACAGTAGCTATTAATAATTCTCCAAAGTTATCCAAAGACCAAGATGCTGCATCAATATCTGTATTAGAAGTTGTTCTAGGTGTGCCCCAAGTAGAAATACCC